TTAGCAAACATTAGTATAATGATATTGCCATACATATTAATCCAAGTAATCCACCAAAAGCCATTCCTATAAGAAAGTTTGTTGAGTTAAAACGTTTACTAACACTAAATATACCCAATATGTCATTTAGTGCTTCCTCTTGGGTTATCTCGTTATTTTTAGCTAATCTTATTATTAGCTTTATTCTGTGTTTATCCATACTGTATAGATTCTTTACATTACATCCTTTCCTGTCTTCCATATTTACTCCACTGGTACACTCCATCCTTCTCATGATAGGCTACTTCCTCGTCGTACATTTCTCTGGATATCAATCCTTTATGGTACTTTACTGTTACCGCCATTATACGGAAAGGAGTATATACTATACCGTCCTTCTGCCAACATTTGACATCCTCCAACCATACCATACCTTTTTTCTTATATCTACTCATTAACACTCTTCCATTATTCTGATGTTTTTATTAATGATTACTGCATTCTAGGTGATAGTTTAAAGTTAGTATTCTATCATCGTATCGTATCTCTCTATTAAGGTAAGGGTATTGTTTTTGTATCCATCCATGACATACAAAGCATTGACGTCTCCTTCTTGCACGTTTAACCGATTCTTTCTTAATATTACCGTATCCGGTTAAGTATCTTACTTTTTTCATCCTATAATGGTTAATGCAGTTCGTCAAAAATGCGCGATGCACCTTCGGTAGAGATGAAACGCCCCCTCCTACCTTTTGTAGATTCTCAACTCCATCTGCTCTATATTAATCTTAGCAGTATAAATCTTTGGATCGTACTTCTCTTTAAGCTTTCCTATCATCCACTTATTCTTACTATAGTTCTCCATGGACTTTATAGTCCTAAATTTTCTTTCTATTAGCATACCTAAATATAAGAAATATAGATACGCTAGTCAACTATTTCTTTAAGTTCTTTTAAAGTATTTTGACAGATTATTAGTTACTTTTCTAACAGATTAAACTTATCATACTGTTGGTTTTCCGAACATTACTTTTCTATATTTTTTTCCTCCTAAAACACGATCATATGAACCATCGTCATACATTTCTATTTCTTTACCCTTAAGGGCCTTACGTATTGTGTCTTCGTCTGTAACTTGTGTTACATTTGCCTTAGATAAGATATCAGCCATTTTACCTGATGCTTCAATATAGGTTCCGGAATTACTTAATTTACTTATTGTACGACCTATTGAACCTCTTTTACCTTGGCTTGAACCATCATGTCCTAAACCAACATACTTAGTTCCACCTGATCTTTTTTTAGTTACTGTAACAGCATCTATTTCTGGGTCATCATCTAAGTCGATAACTTCATAATCTGAACCTGCTAAATCACTTACTGATTTATAGTTAGGGTGACCGCCAATTGGTCCGTAAGCATTTTGAATTAAGTCTAAGATGTTACCTTCTACATCTTTAAGTTCTGATGATGATATAGGTTTCCATTTATTTTTTGGTATATCTATCTCATTTAGAAGGTCTATTAATTTAATCATAAGTAAGTATGTTTACTATACATAGTGGTAAAAACATCAAGTGGCGTCCTATGTCCCATACCCTCAATTTCATCATATTCAGCTTTATTACCAAAAATAGACCATAACTTCTTAGTTAACTCAGGATTAATAACATTATCTTCAGTACCTAAAATAATGGTACGTTTATAAGTATTATTATAATATTCATAATCTGGGTCTATTTCTCTGCTATGTAAAGCAGGATTAAATAATAAAACATCAACTCCTAATCTTGAACCAATAACATCCGCAACATAACCACCCATACTAGAGCCAATAATTAAATCAGGAATACCTAATGTAAGTATAAACTCATGTAAGTTTAAAGTTTCATAATTCATTCCGGGTGCATAAACCATCCCTTTTGTTGATAAGAAATTCACTTTATAACCTCCCTGTTCGCTTTCTAAACCGTGTAGATATACTATTTTTTTCATAACCTATTGTTTTAATTATACCTAAATATACGAATAATAACTATGTCAATCAACTTTACCTCTCTAGTATTTTTATAACTTTTGGAAGAATATCTAGTTTAGCTGATCGGTACGGTGTCATTGTCTTTCCTAGCTTAGGTCGTATTAGCTCAGCCATTTCACTTTTAGCATAGTTAAGTGTATCTCTTATGTTCTTCTCTCTGTCATTCTCTAACCCCTTCTCATACGATTCTATAAGTAGTTCTAAATCTTGTATAATCATTAAAGTCTCTATACCTTCTTAGGTTTTAAGCTTCTCTGATATTCTTAGGATTTCTTTAATTAGACCTATTCGTGTCATAATTCTGTTTGACTATTCTTACTATTGCTTCCGGAAATAGCTCCTTCCCATTTGTAGGCTATACTTTGATTAACTAACGGTAGATGGTATTCTATAATCTCGTTTTGGTAGTTACGGTCTGTATAAACTTCTTCACTTTCTTTTTCAATTATTATTCCCATCTTTTCTTTTTTTTAACATTATAGAAATCGTAGCAGACCTACCTACTGTGTACTGTGTGTAGCCCGGTAGGAACGTAGTTGCTGTTCTAATGTCTTTTCGTAAACATCTACATGTTCTTTTGTCGATTTCTTCTCCTGTGCCTGTCCTACTTGCAGTAGCCATGTCTTTACATCTGCTCTTAATGTTCTACTTGTGAAGACTTCCTTAGCTATCGCTAATGGCTTACACCTTTCCGAGACTGGTTTTAAAAATTCTACCTGTGTTCTAAGATTTAGTGCGTTTTGCTGTTGTTTTGTAAGTGACCGGAGTCCGCACCACCTACTTTGAACTCTTCTTACTTTCTTCGAGTCTCTTTCTAAGATCTCTTGAGGGATTTCTTCCTTTATAAAAGGACTGCGTTTCTTGTATGGCATAACTAATTAATTTTGTTTAATAATACCTAAATATACGAAAGATATTATAGTTTAGCAACTTAAGTATTGGTAAAATTTCTGATTACTAAAAGACCATTTTGGCTTGTTTCCTTTCTGGTAAGTTAGTGTAGCATCTATTGTACGTATTGTTGCTAATACGTTACTCTTAGTCTGTACAACATACTTTCCTGATTTCTCCGGTAATTCTTTACTCCATTTCATGACCAATCCCAATCGTTGTAAACTAACCTAAACTGATTCTGCCCTTTAAGGTATATTTCTCCGTAATCGTCTATATACCATTTAAAATCTTCATTTACTATATCAGGAGCTCCAAAGTGTGATGTAAATACGCTTCCGGAAGGGTACTTTTCTCTTAATATCTTCTCTATAACATTCCTGTAAGGAGTGAGTTGTTTAGCCATATACTGTTACTGTTATTATAAGTTTTCTTTAATCCAATCTTTTAAAGTTGTTTTGTAATTAGAATATATTTCAAAATCACTATTAAGTTTGTTAAATAATATAGTAACCTCTTCTCTACTATACATCTTCTCATTTGAAGGTTTAACTAATGTAGTTTTACATTTATTACAATACACTTTAGTTCCTACCCAATGTAATCGTTTAAATGGATGTTGACATGTTTCAACTGAAGTAATAGTAACTTCATTGTTTTGGTTTAGTTTAATAGTATACCAAGTTTCACAACCATTAACATCACAAAGTTTCATATCAGTTAAACAAGGTGTCACTCCTTCTATAGTACATTTATGATTAACTTCATACTCAACTTCCCACTCTCCATCTGGATTAGAAACATATTCTTTTATGAATGATTGTTGTACTTGTGGTACAGATGTGCATTTATGTTTAACTAACTGTCCATCATAATGATGTCCAGCTTCATTACGTATATCTAATTTACATTTATTACAATTAGTAAGCTTAGGGTCAGTAGTTGCTATGATTTTTCTATCATTCCAATGTACTTCATCTATGTCTTCAACTAAATAAGGTTCAGCATCTTTAAAAGGTTTACGTTCAGTAGCACACTCTAAATACATAGCCCAATCACCTACTTGAATAGGCTCTACATCTTGTGATACTGTGATGTATGCGTATTGAGGTTTACAGCAATTAGATTTTTGAGCATCTTTTTCTAGAACAATTAAATCCATATCCCAATTATATACAATCTGTCCTTTTTTACCGTAACCTTCTGTTGGTAGCATTACTACCTGTATTGGTTGTTTCATAGTTATAAGTTTTCTTTACTTATTAAAATCTCTACAATCAACACACATTTCGCTACATTTTGCACCCTCACCATAAGTATCTGCATCGTGGCAAATAAACGATTTGCTAACACTACCTATACGTAATTGCTTTATTTCTGCTTCTAAAGAATCTATGTATAACTCTTGGTCTGCTATCAATTGTATTTTTGTAGCCTTATTAATATAATCTTTTCTATCAGGTCTTTTCATCAAAGATTGTCTTACTCCTCAAGGTCTATGGCGACCCAGAAAATTGCTATAAAGATCGCTATACATGTAAATATCGAGCTTGTCGCTCTAGCTGTTTCTGACCATAATAAAGGATTAATTTCCAGGGTTATGAATGCCGAAGTAGCGTATATTGCTACTATTGCTAATAATGCTATTAAGAATGTCTTCATAAGCTTCCTTTTAATTTACTTATCTGAATTTGAGTATCTAGAATACCTTCCTCTTGGTCAATTATGCTCATTTCCAACATTCCTAATGCGTAGGCTTGTATCATATAACTCTGCATTTCAGGTTCGAGATTTCTAAATCCTAATTCTTCTAGGTTTTGTGTAGCTATTTGGGTTCTCTCTTCGTCTGTAATTGTCATGGTCTTCTATCTATTAACGTATTAGAATTGAATCTGTAACCTTTGCACAATCTTTTAACAGTATCTTATAAGAAGTGACACTGTCTGTTAATAGTATATTGTTACCTGCTTTAATAGTTCCATTCTCTAACAACACTAGATTCGGATTATCAGAATAAAATATGAAATTTAATGTATCGACTGTGGCATCGAAACGAGTCGCCTCTACGGAGTAATTACATTTTCTAACTTCTCCACATCCTACTCCTACGAAGGATAATACTAATACTAATAATACTTTTTTCATTTTGTTAATTTATTTAAATAGTTTTTAATTGTTTCTAAATATACGAAATATATTTTAAATATCAAAGTGCTAAGTGTTAAAGTCTTATATTAATCAATATCTAATATTCCGGTTATTTCTGCTAATGGTACAACTACCACCACATCCTTTAATTCCATTCTGCTAAAAATAATGCGTACATTAGTCCTACTATTATTATGACATCCCCAAGTACGCAGCTGATTACATATGCTCCCATTAGTAGCTTCCTCCATGGTGGAGATTGTTCATAATACTCTACAGGATTTTCTACTTGAGGCCCTAAGCCTATGAAGTTTATGAATCCCATAAGTGCGAAAAATATTGCTAGTCTTATCATAATCTCTTAAATCTCTTACCTACCCTAATTAGTCCGTTAAGTTTCCATTCACTATCTAAGTCTTGGTCCCATATCACCATATCTTCTCTAGTATCGTAACTCCACAATCCTCCTATGAAGAAATTAGACTTACCTATAAAAATATCTCCTCCTATTTGAAACCCTACTAAAGGATATGATCCGTAAAGTTCTCTCTTAATAATACCCAGCTTTATTCCTGTATAGGCTCTTGCTGTCCTACTTCTGTTATGAATATTAAATCCCAAAGGTGTTGCACTTAGTTCAAAGTAAGTCTTCCCATTTAAGTCCGGAAATACAAACACCTGTGCATTAAAGTACATCTGAGTCATCTGGTATTCTATACCTCCTCCTACGTTAATCCCATCTTTAGCGGTAGCTACAGGATCTGAGAGTATAAAGTATTGAAATCCTATATCCTGTGTGTAGGCTAGTAGGGGTATTAGCAGTATTGCTGTAAATATTACAACTCTATTTCTCATGGTCCGTCTTTTTCTCGATTTCATCTACCCTGTCTTCGAGAGAATCTATCTGGTCCTCAAGGGAACTGATAGCATCAGATGTCTTATCGAAGAATTTTTGGGACAGTTCTATAAATGTCTTTTGGGTCTTAACTAAAGCAGTCGACCTTTCTAACTCTCTCACTCTATTCCTAAGCATAGACACGTCGATCAGTAACCCTACGCAGAATAAAGCTAATATACTAATTAGTCCTATCATTATTTCTTAGATGTGTTAGAGTTTCTAAATAATATTCCACAAAGCAGGTTAAGTCCTAATGCTTGCCAGAATGAGATTGGATGTGTTCCGTCTACTGCAGATAGTAAACATCCGTTCCACAGCAGTTGTAATGTCCATGCTAGTAGTATGGCTATTGCCACCACTACTACCACTACTGCTATAATTGTACCTAATCTTTCCATATTAGTAAAATATAAATTTTTGATTTGTTTTAACGTTCGTAAACGACCTAGTTATACTTCTTCCTCTTGGCTTTCTTTCTAACTGTTGGTAGGTTATTCTTTTTATTTCAATATGCATTCCTTACATCACTGTTGGGGTAATCTTTGCATTTACTTTCCGGGATGAGATAAAGTAGCATTCATTGTTATTGTTCATATAATCTAAGTAGGTTAAGTTTAATTAAAAGCTCTTTCAGAGCCCATTACTATTGTACTAAGTCAGAAGCTAGTCTGAATAGTTTTTTATTTACTTCAAGGTCTTTTTCAAAAGAAGTAATCTTGCGAACTTTTCTAACTTTAGCACCTTTTAGTGCTGCATGGAAGTCTCCTTGAGTGATTTTTTCTTGAATAATATTAAAGACTGCCCAAAGGTCATCTCCTTCATCGGCTTTTCTTTTAGGCTCTAGTATATCTTCAATTGTTTCTTCATCATACTCGTACTTTGATTTATCCTCTTCTTTAACTCCTGCTCTAATTAGTAAAGCATCTAGTGCAAGTTGATTCTTTTCTTCTTGAGTAAGTACCTTTTTCTTCATTTGATTCATCACCTCTACTCTCTTTGGAAGATCCTTTACTGCCTGGTCAACGACTTCTCTAAGTTCTGTAAAAGTATACCCTTTGTGTGCGATACGAAAGTCTGAGAATTTTTCATCAGCAACTACTAGTCCGTTTGAGCATACTAACCTAAATATTCCTACTGAGAATCTGAATGATTGTAATCCGTCATGACTGTTTGACATAATAATCCTTGGAAATGCGTCATCTCCTTCTTTACCTTTAATAATAATGTCAGGGTTTTGAAATGAGATCATATGCTTTGAATAGATCGTACTAGCACCCCTACTCTTTCTCATAGCAGCTGTAACAGGTTTCCATCCTAACTTTGCTAAATCGTCAATAATTGTCTCGGAGTTAACAAATAAGTACTTATCGGTAACGTCTGGGTTAGTAGCTCCTTTAGCGAAAGCAACTGGACATTGTTTACGTACTTGTTCTTTTGTAAGGTAAGAATTTAAACCTTTTTCGAATTTTGTAATAATTTCATTTTCCATGATATAACCTTTTATTTATTTCTATACCTAAATATATGAAATATACCTAAGTAAAGCAACTAATTAAGTAACTTCTTAAAAAGCCTTTAAGAAAGTTCCGTCTTTGTCAGATAAAACTTGAACCTTAAACTCCTTATCTAAGTGAGAGATTACTTCTTCTCCTGCGAATTGCATATACATCGGAAAGGTCTGGGTAAAGATACTTTCCGGAAGTACGTCTTGCCCTTTCTCTCTTCTCTTCTCAGAATAATACGTATACACAGTTCCTATATTTATATGTTGTGCATTTCTCATCTTAAGGTAGTCAGCTCTGTTCATACTACTTCTGTTTTAGTACTTCTTTTCTTAGTAAATAAGCATCCAATGCTCTTTCACCCTCGTCTAATGTTTCGTAAATCTCTAAACACCTGTCTAGGGCCTGTTCCCACTGGCTAGATGTTAATGTTATTTCGTAAGTAAATTCTATGTTGTTAAAGCTGATTTCAAATAAGGTAGCTGTCTTTCTTTTATCTGCTAAAGCTTCTTGTATACTTTCGTAAATAGCATCTGTAATCCCAAGATCATTCTTAGTATCAAACATTCTCTCAAAGTCATCCTTATTACCAAAAACTAATTTCTTCATATTATAACCTATTTCCTGATATTTTTATTAATCTATCTGTGTGAGGAGTATTGACGATTTTACCTGTACCTGTGTTTTTCACTTCTGTATTTGTTCCAGAAGCATAAACAGGTCCTCTATATACGATTACTTCCATCTTAGCATTAAAAACTTCTCCTTTACCTTGCACCTTTACCGGTTGAGTAATTCTCCTCTTTCCGTCAAATGATCGAAACTCTTTTGCTGTAGTCCTATACCATCCTTCGAGTCTAGGCAACCATACTTCTAATACTCCTGCGGTATTAAAATCGTATTTAAGTTTTCCTGTATTTCCTCTTTTTTCTGCCATACCCTAAATATACGAATTATTTAACAGTATACCAACTTTAATCGTCTATTAAAGATATTTTAACATTCTCCCACTTGCCGTACTTCCTAGTTTTATTTACTAAGAAGTCTACCCGGTTTATCCACCTCTTATTCATCCTATCCTGTACTGTCCATATTCCATCTAAATCTCCAGCTCCTTCCACACAAACCTTAGCTCCAAAGACAAATCCATGTTTCTCCAAATCTCTTGAAACTGCTAACCACCTATGTCCGGCTGGATTATCTGGATTAATTTTACTAAGTGATGCTGTTGTTAGATAATCCTCGTTACATTGGGCAGGATCAGCGTGGTATATTGTTGCTGTTACGAGTAGTACTGTTAAAAGTGTTTTCATATAGCTTACTATTTTAGTTAGTTACCTTTTTTTCAGCGATTTTAACTCGTTGAAATTTCATCTTATTTCTAAAACTACCTACTATGTCTTCTACTAAGTCCTGAGAAGGGTTTGCTTTTAGGAGCTGTAGTCTAGGAGTGTACATAGCTTCGTATCTGTTAATCTGTAGCTGTATATACTTTTTAGCGTTATGTAGCTGTTCTACTGTTTTGCAAGACTCTATTAGTCTATAGCCTTTCTTGCTCGATTTTTGAAAATACGTTAAATCATCTACTCCAATCATATTAGTTCTATTTGTTATAGATCTAAATATATGTATACTATTTCAATTAAGCAACTTTCTTTTAGAACATATCTAGGAAAGAAGTTCCTATGTCTTTATCTTTTAGCTTCTCATTTCTTTCATGAAGCTTAACTAAATCGTCTGCTACTTGAACTGTACGAGGCTTTCTTGTTGGAAATGTATGCAGTTTCTTTTTCTGTTTCTTTGCCATTATTGTCTTGAGATATACTTGTCACCCGGCTTTTCTTCTTCCTGATATAGGTTTAGGGATTTAAGGTGTTCTATTTGATACTCGTCTAACTCCCAATCTACTTGTTCACCATTCTTATCTAAATAGTCTTCCATATCCTCTACTTGCTTCTCTGTAATAGGAGAGACTGCGTAAAGAAATGAGCAATTGTAACACATGAACTCTAAATTATCTAGATTCCAATTCTTCTTATCTCCATTCTTATGATGAAGTACTAGAGGGATTTTTGTGTCAACAATACGCCTTTCAGTAAATCCACACCTACTACACTGTTCTTCTATAAGTGCTTCAAATAGTATTCTCTGTTTAATCTTCTTAGGATCAAAATGCTCTACTGGGATTCTTCCTTCAATTAGATCTAATATAGGAGGTTCTTTGCCGTTTCCTGATAAGTATTTCGGAATACCTTTTCCAGCCTGGTTCTTATGAGATTCAAATAAAGTTCGACCGTCTTCAGCTACATACATCTTCGCATACTTTTTGAAGTGTGTGAAAGAGACATGTAAGTACCTAGCAGCAGCTCGATTTGATCGAGTTGTCTTCATAGCTCTTTCGACATCTTCTTTCTTTAGTATTTTAGACGGTCTTCCCATTAGTAATCTATCCCCTCAACTTCTCTAGACTCTTCTTCATCCTCTTCCTCTTCTTCTTCTTCTGGGTTAGGGTTTTTTGAGTCTTTTCTTATCGCATCCTCTACTTTATTGCTCATAGATGTTGAATTATCGACTTCATCTACATCGAAGTACTCTATGTGAGCCCTCCTTCCTTCAGTCCTTGCAGCCTGTTCAGCAATTGCTTTAGCTTTATCTTGGTCCATTATAATAAGATCATTATAAGTATGGTCACCTGACCCTTCTACTGTGGTGATTCCTACTACGGGTTTCACAGTTGAACAGTTTATGCAGACGTGAAAGCCTAATTCTTTTCTCTTCTTTGGAAAATACAAGCCACATTTCGGGCAAGGTATCATTTCTAATGTCATTTATAACCTTCTTTAGTGTTAGTGTTTATGATAGGCTTGGGGCCTACTTTTGGTATCTCTGTATTACTTTCCATACATCTTCCGGAGCTTTAAAAGATACTGTTTCTTCTTGTTTTTGCACTTATATTACGATTGTTCCATCCCATTCTGAGTCTGGTACTAGTTGGTATAGGTATAGCTGTATTAGTGCTAATTGCTCTTTATTGAAGGCTAGTTTAAATAAGTTCTCTATTACTGCAAAGAACTGATCTTCATAAACTGTCATATCCATACCTATCTCCTCCTCTAGAAACTCTCTCCTGTCTTCAATCTTCCTTAACTGTTCAAGTACTTCTATAAAAAGTGTTTTGTTCATATTCTCCTGGGTAGGTTCGTTAACTTTTATACGGTATTTGAGATCAAGATGATTCTTGAGACTCTGTCGAATTACGTCTTTTAGCGATTTCATAATAAATTATGCTATCTGCTTTTGATCAGGATCTGTAGTTGGTGCTGGTGCCGGTGCTGGTAGGTCTTTAGGATTTTGAGCCGATAAAGCTTTCCTAACTATCTTATCGAAATACTCTATATATACGAAGAATGCTACTATCGTCTTATCCTTTAAGTTCCTATCTCTTTCTACTCTCATCTCATAGTCCTCCAATCCTATCTCTAACCTCTTCTCTAATTCAATTGCAATATCGTTTTGCTCTGTTGGAGTCATTTCTCCGAAAGTAGTCGGTATAAATTGAATCTTTAAACCTTTCTTTTGCGGATCTTCATTTACGTCTACCTTCAGTACGAATTGATGTCCTGCAAATTTTATTTTAGCCGCTTCACTAATTACTTTCCTTAGCGTCTCTATTATGAGTGTTTTTCCTTTTATCATCTATTTAAGATATGAAATGTTTATATGCTTTACAAATAAATAGCTAAAAATCTTAGCCGAATAACATTGACTTGGTATTTGACGTATCCTCATTTAGAATCTTGTGTCCAACAATCTCTCTATTTCTACAATACTCACTTATACTCTTCTTTATATTCTCTGTTAGAAACTGGAATTCATACGTAGTTCCTGATGGTAGTGTAAACTCTACAGTGTATTTTTTCATAGTCTTATTAGTGTTTTTTGGTATTCGTTCATTTTCCATATATCAATAAATAGGTTTCCTAACTGAAACTTCCCTATCTCTCCACTGTCCTTAATGATTTCAGGTAGTTTCTGTATAGTGTTAAAATCCTCTTGAGTAAAAGCTTTTCTATCTATATGTACTAAAATATCCTCTTTAGGCATCTGCTGTCCAATCACCTTTATCTTATCCTCTAGCTTAATTACAGTATTAGGTTGCTCTTTTTCTATGTAAGCAATAGTAAGTACTTGCATTTCATCATCAATGTATATACGATCACACCAAGGCTCTAAAGTCTCTAACATCTGTAAGTTACATGTCTTCACTATAAACCCTATGTTGTACTTTGGCGGTATGATAGGTTTCATTAAAGGATCGTGTTTAATAAATGATCCCCACTTACGAATAAAGTTACGTCCATTCTTAGTTGTAGTGTATATCCATTCATCAGAATTCTTTCCTGCTGCTCCTCCTGCATGTTTATTAAACCTGGAACCTCTTGAGGTAAAGTGGTAGACTAGTCCATCCCAGCTTTGTATAATCTTATACCCAGCTAACACAAACCTGTTAAATATGTCTGAGTCTTCTTTTGACTGAGGTGCAAAGAGTTCATCATGTCCTCCTATTGCTAAAAAGTCTTCCTTATACATACACCAAGGTGCAAAGATACCTTCTGTTGTTTTATCTTTATTCTCTCTTTCGAAATGTCCAATTGCGTTCATTACTCCGCCGAAGTCTATTTCATCTACCTCATTACCCCAATCTTGAGTTATCTTCTCAGGTCCAGGCGGATGTAATGGAGGTTCTATTCTTGTTGCGGATACAACTGTTTGTGGCTTAAGGTGCTTAAGTATGTTCTTATCTAGATGAGGACCTGCTATCATGTCAGCATGAAAGGCCATAATGATATCTGTTCTAGCCATCTCTATCCCTTTATCAAACATTCCTACAATGCCTATCCGTTCCGGTCCAGGATTACTATACACAATAAGATCTTCATCGTCTTGAGCATCTATCCACTCCTGTGTTCCGTCTGTAGAAGCATCATTCAGTACTAATATCTCATGCTTAGTTAGTAAGTTACGTATTGACCTGTAAGCTAATTGAAGGAACTCTAAATTATTCCTTGACGGTATTACAAATGTTATCTTCTGTTTCATAATTTCTTTGGAACTCTATTATGTACTGTATGTTTATCGTCACAAGTCATACACGTACATTTATTATAATCTTTATACTCTTCAGGACGGTTCATATCAAAAACATATGCTACTAGTGTGCTCATATGATCTGTTGCATTACATTTTGGACAACATTCATGAGCAAGCCTGTACCCTTCTCTTAACTTCTCTGCTTTCTCACTTCTTTCCCAAAACTCTTTAACCTGTTCTTCGGTAAGTGATGCAAGGTGTTCATTTATGTTCATTTCTCCATTGCTTTATGTAATCTATTATGTCTCTTTTAGGTTCCCATCCCAATACTTCGTTAGCTACTATACTATCGTTCAGAGTATCCTGAGCTTCCCCTGGTTTGTCTTCTATGTATGTAGGAGTGTTCTCAAATGCTTCTGCTATATCATTTACAGAATAATTTTTTCCTCTTCCTAATTCAAGTATATACCCGTACTTGGTTTGGTAGAGAATTTCTACTAATGCATCAACAATATCAAATACATGAGTGAAATCTCTTCTTTTTGTTCCATCTCCGTAAATCTCACAGGGTATATTGTTCTCAATATTATGCATCCACCTACCTACTAGAGTAGTGTACCCTCCCTCAGTCAACTGATATGGTCCATATACGTTATAAAAACGAGCTATAGAGGCATTCAATCCGTAATGAGTTTGATACAGTTTGATAATATCTTCTCCCAAGTCTTTAGAGAATGAGTAAGGGTTTTCGTATCTTCCATTGTGTATTGAAGACGAACCTGCATAAACTAGAGGAGTGTTTGTTCTAACACAGTGCTTAACTACTTCATAAGTTCCTTCAAAGTTAGTTTCAATATACTCCTCCGGTCTCAGGAAGGAGGGCTGTATCCTAGCGATTGCAGCTAAGTGGTAAATCATATCAAAATCTTTATCCATCAAACCGATGTGTGCTATATCCCCTGTATGGTAGTTACATCCGCCTAGTTCGTTTAATACCCTACCTGTTGAGTAGTTATCTAAGGACTCTACTTCATGCCCATCTTTTAGTAATCTCTTTATTAAATTTGTTCCTATAAATCCTGCTCCTCCGGTTACTAGTACTTTCATATCAAATATTTTTTATTATTAGAACAACTACAGCAGGAATTAGCCCCCAAACAAAGTCCATCCACTCAGCAGTCCCCTTTTTTAAAAGTTTATCCCAAATAAGCTCCTTTCCTGCAAGGATTAAGACTACAGAGAAGAATCCCCACAAATTAAAAATGGGGATTAGTATTACTGACATATACAGGCTCCCTACGAAATGGTCTTTTTTATCTTGAGCTATCTTCATACCGTAAACTGGTGTTTCCATTTTGATTCGTGGTAACATTCTTTATAGTTCAGTAAAGCATCATTACTACATTGCTTGTAAAATTCCTCATTTTCATTTAACTTTTTAATAAGGTACCTAGCTTCTTCTAAATCCCCATCACTTACAGTCAAATTAGGATGACATATCTGTTGGGTATTCAAACCTTTATACCCTACACAGGGAATACCTAAATAAGCACAGTTTAGTGCAAAAGTGCCTGCAGCATGAGTCCTCATTAGGTGTACCCCTATCTTTCTTTTAGATAGTTCTGTTATCCATTCATCCCATTGTACATAGGGCAGTTTTGTGATACCTAACTGTTCCTCTCCTTCAGACCTTCTTCCCATATTAGGGGAGTATATCTCATCTGTAATACTCTTAGCAATCATAAAGGAGTCAAATCCGCCATACCAGCTTTTAAAGTTACCTCCTATCATAACTCCCGTACGTTCACTAACAGGATAAATCTTCCCTATGGGATCCTCTATCATCAGAGAAGAGAGTACTTCTACTTCGGTCTTTCCTGTAAGTCCTTTATAGTAACTTCTATCTTGTTCATTATGTACAAGTATTAAATCAGCCTCCATTAAGCTATTAAAGTAGTGTATTTGATTAGGTAGTTCATAATCTTGAAAGTACCAAAATGGACCTTCCTGCATTACAGCTACCTTCTTACACATCGGCTTAAGCTTTTTTATATTTACATACTCAGGATGATTCTTTGAATTAATTACAATTGCTAAATCGTATTCCTTCTGAGGTACTTCCTGTAAGTTGTAGTGATCAGCATTCAATGCTACCATCCATGAAAACTCTGTCCTCATGTTAGGATGATTCCTAGGAACTTTTCCCTTAAATCCCATCTCTGTAAAAAATGCTACTTCCATACGTCTTCCCAAGTTTTAGATTTATGATTTGGATTGAATATATTATAACAATTCTCTTCTGAGTATTTGTTTGCTTTTACGTACCATTCGTTACTTCTTCTTTTTTGGTTTAAAGTACCTCCTGTCTCTCCTTTAATGAACTTTCTCTTCTCAGGATGATTTCTATTAAGAACATTTAGTATGTTAGCTATAATGTATTGAGGCGTATCTTTTAGCAGTTTCTTAAGCATCAACATAAAGGCTGTATCTTCATGTACAAAGAACACCGACTGCGGTATAGTAACTCCTGCTTTTATTACTTCAGAGCTTATAACTAATCCACATCCGTTAAATTTATGATCTGTAATCATTCTTAATTCCGGACGTTCAACCTTAGCATTAATCTCATTCATCTCTTTCTTAGTCATCGTATACTTAAGTGACCACCAATTGTCATAATCGTTTTCGATAAAAGGCTTATCAGTGAAGTCAGGATGCTCTAAAGGCTTCTAAGTATTGTCCCACATCTTACATATTCCAAATGTAGCTATGTACTTCGGTTGAACTCTTTGATGAAGAGTATCTAAAACCGTAAAGGCTTGCTTAGGTACTAACATATCAGCTTCGCCCCATACTAGTACATCAACCTCTGTACAGTACGTATTATTAAACTCTCTTCTATAGTCTGCAATAGTTACCAGGGTGTTAGTCTCCTCTATGTTACAGTTATAGTTTAACTTGTTAAGCTTCTTACATTGAAAGTAGAACTTATTAAGCAGTCCTAGCATTGTAGCTTTTCTATCATCTATCTGCTCCAATTGCTGGTTGGTTACAAACAGAATATCTATCTCTACATTCTCTTTTCCGTACTCATCTACAGCTTCCATAAGAGTTTCTATATACTCTTCTAATACGTTTATCTCGTACCACTGTACAAGACATCCTATTGCAAATTTTGTCTTATTCATATCTTAATATTATTCCTTCATTACCTGTTAGAATAAAGGAGCTTCCATCATTTCTGTTTACCTCATGACCTTTCTCATGTCCAAGGTACCTCTCAAAAAAACCTTTCTTATTTCTAAAATCATCTATAGCATGACCTACACCTGCTGATTTTGGATGAGAGTAATCGTCAAAGATTAAGTAGATAGGTTTGTCCTTAGCTTTATACTTAATAGCTCGAAGAATATCTTTTTCAACTGCTTGGTATGTATGTATACAATCCACTACAACAGCATCTAGCTCATTAGGTACATCTTTATACGTAGTATCGTTGTAAGCATCTCCTAGTATAAATGTGATATTCTCTCTTCCTTCACATATCTTCCTAGCCTCTTCGAAACTGTTTACGTTCTTCTCAACTGTATAGACCTGTTCAGCCATATAAGACAGTAGGTAGGAAGTCCATACGTAATTTGTTCCAATCTCTAATACGTTTTTAAAATTCTTATCCGCTGCAAACATTAAGAGATCTTCCTTCCACTTTAATGAAGTAGTGTCTTTCCATCTGAACTGCTTGTCAGGAATTCCTTCTAGTATCTCTTCTGTATTCATTCTCCGTATAATTCTTTATATGTTCTTTCCATCCAGTATGCTACATGTCTAGGATTTTGAGGGATTGCATTAAAATGGTAGACCCATCCTGCTTTTGTAAAATGTAACTCATCAGAAAAATAACTATGACCTGGTAGATGTAATAGATTTTTCCTATACAAATCCTGTAAGTTGTAACATTCAGGTAGGTATTTTACAACTACACCTTCTCTCTGCACTAGGTAGTTGATTATTGTCTGATCTGTTCCTGCTTTGATTAAAGGTTGTAGTTCGTTAATCTCTCTAAGGTTGTCTGTATAGAAGTCTTGAACAGTTTTATAAAATCCTTTCTGTTCTTTTGTTATTATTTGAAATCCTCCGTTAAAGTATTCCCATACAGGAACGTAGGGCTGGTCAGGAAAGAGTTCATCTCCCCAACCTTTTATACTCCTAAGAGTCCATTCGTAGCATCCATTATTGAGTACGGTTGAGAACTGTTTTGCTTCATTAAAGAAATTAGGACAGTCAGGATGTATGATTGTATCTGCATCAACGATTAAGACCTTATTATACTCTATTCCATTACTTTCTAACATATCAAGTACGTAATACCTCTGTAAAGTAATCTTCATACGTCTAGGATCCATTATAGGATCAGTCCATTCTATAACTTTTACATCATCATACTGTTCAGCCCATTTCTGCCAGCTTTTAACTGAGTAGTGGTATGGAGTATTTCTCTTATCTCCTGTGTTTATATTCGGTATAAATACTATATCTGGCATATATTTATTCGTTGAAATCGTTTATCAGCAGGATTGGTATCCGATATTATCTGTAGATTCAAGTTATGAAGTTTTAACCAATCATACAACTGTTCTGTTGTTTTTATTGAATCGTTTGTATAAGTGTTTTCAGCTGTATTCGGCTTAAAATCTACTTTCTTATAATCGTATGAATGTGCTCCTGTACCTAAATCCCATCCTACTGTAACTATTTTAGTACATCCTATTAGTAATGCCATTGGTATGGCTTGCTCATACATTATAGAAGTCCCCCACCAAGTCTTTGATTCATTTTGTAACATTAGTAGCTTATTAAAGTCAGCTGCTTTATGCATACATTGTTCATAGGTTATTGTAGGAGGGTTAACAACCGGTACCCATAGGTCAACAGGATGTGGTTTGATTGCTAGTTTGGCTTGTTGCTCTTTTACATACGATTGAGACAGTCCATAGAATATGATTGTGTCTAAATGCTCATAATCATACCCGTTTACTTTATCAAAGTTATATGTGTTAACTATATGAAAATCACTCTGACCTCTTATCTTATCGTAAGCTTGTTTAATAGAGAGTATTACTATATCATCTCTGTCATAAAGCTCTGAAAGATCTTGATCATTTAAGGAAGGGCCTGGAGCTAGTATAACGGCTGTCTTTCCTTTATACTTGTCTTTCAGATAACCTCTTCTCATGTTAACTGTTAACATGTCTAGTAAACTGTCTTTGATGTTAGGTGTCTTAGAATTCATAATTAAACTCCTTTATATCTTTATCGAACCAAGTCCGTACAAGTTCCTTAGAAGCATCATTGTAGTAGGTCCTATAATCTTTCTTAACTGTTATGTTTAGTTTCGGTAGGGATGGAAGAGTGCCAGAGTATACATCTCTGCTTAACTTAGCATAATCCTCTTGTAAATTTTCATAACGAAGTACATGTTTAACTAAATACTTTCCACCATCATGAATACAGTCCAAATTATTCATATAATCCATACTTAGTTTTTTCTTGGCCACTAGTTGAGCTGCTATCCACCTATTGAAGTTTTTATTCTTACTCTTGTTAGCTCCTCTTACTCTAAATTCAAATAGAGATACCATCCTGTCGAATGGATTTCTCACTATTGCTATAGACTCACACTCGTCAAAGTTGTTGTACAGTTCTCTTAATCTTTGAGCTGTCTTATGTCCTCTGAGTTTAGGCTGTACCCCTAATGCTTGGTGCATACTAGTACCGGCATTTTTAGGAATATGTACAAAGAATGTATTATGTTTTTTACTATAGTTATTCATCTTCGCTTGGTTCGTTATACATTACAGGTTTTCCGTCTTTATCGTAATTTAGTATCTTACTTGATGCTAAGGAAGGTCTTGTACCTTGTTTATAATCAACCAGGCCAGGGTATCGACTACAGTCCCAATATTTGTACGGTGTTGTGTGATTCTTAACTTTTTCTTCTATCCTTAAAGCTGCCTCTCTTTCAGGCTCACTACCAAAAGTCATCTTCTTAGTATGAAACTCTCCATGAACTTCGTTAAAGTATTTGTAGGTGTCAGTTAGGAATAGTTTATCTAATAACCTATACTCTGCTCCTTCTATATCAAACTTAAGAATATTATAATCTTCCTCTTTTAAGTTCTCCACTATCCATTCAGAAAAGTCAATTGCTTGAACCTTTATGTACACGTCTTTTGATAACCTGCCTGTTGTCTTCCCAAAGAAGACTGTTCCACTCTCTGTTGAATTTGGAGATACATAGAACTTAAGTATAACATTCTCATCCCATGCTGCTCTATGATATACATGTACTTTCGGATTCTTCTTAAAATGCTCTTTTAATCTCTCTGCTAGGAGAGGTAGAGTTTCGAATGTATGTATTTCATAGTCCTCTACACCGTTCAGTATCTTCTGTAGTGCATAGTTTGTACTCTGTCCTTTGTTTGCTCCTAAATCAATAAATACCTTCTTCATATATTTTTTCTGCTACGTTAAATTGCCAATGTTCGTCTATATCAAATGTTTCAAATTCTTCGACTTCGTATAGGTCTAGATCTTTCTCAGGTTTTTGCCATGTTCCGCACCATTTACCTTCTCCTATTAAACTCATTCTTGAACCATATAAACAATGTGCTGCTTCTAGGACAGGTAGTGCTGCTTTGGTATTTAGTAAGTCTTGTCCCTTTGGCCATTGAGATATCATTTTCTTTGTTCCGAAGGGTTGCCAATAGAAATTCTTCTTCTTTATCACAGAAAACATTCCATCCTGTGCTCCTTCCTTCATATAACTTTCTATAAACTTTTCGATAGTTCTTACTCTAAGCATAGGATTGCATCCGCTTACCATTACTACGTAAGTGTATGGAAGTTTATTATACCATTCAAACAGAACCTGTATTCCATTATCTACGTTAGCTGACTCATGACTTCTTTTGTAAATGTTGATTGGATACTTTTCTCCTATCTTTATCAATCCCTCTTCGTGTGCTGCTAGGTAGATTTGATCATTAGGTATAACTCTGACTTGACTAATTTCTCTAACACAATATCAGTTAAAGTTGTTCCTGCAAAGGGCCTTACCATTTTATAAGGAACTCTTTCTGAGTTTAGTCTTGCCTGTACAATGAAGCATATATCTTTTATGTCTTTCATAGTTTACGTACTAGTGTATTTTTTGGAACGAAATGTTCTGTTTTTGTTCCTGTAATTTTATGTCTATCCTCCCACTTAAGTCCGTTTCCTGGACTTATCATATGGAAGTCTTCTTCCTGTAGTAAATGTCCTTTCGCCAAGTCTTTGTTAGTTGCTAAAGATCTTTCTAGTTTTTCTCTAGCTCTTTCCACACTCTGGTCTCTGTACATTTCTACATTACCCATTGCCTGGTCGAGTGTTCTAATATCATGTACCATTTGATGAAAGGTTTCAATATCAGCTGAACCTGCATGATCTGTTCCTTTCATATTAGTATCTAAAGTGACGTGTTTTTCTATTATCTTTGCTCCCATAGCTACTGCTGCAACAGGTATATGTGTTCCTAGGCTGTGGTCTGAATATCCTATTGTTTTGTTAACTAGCTAGGTGTTTAGGTACGTTATGGTGTTGAGGTTTATTCTTGAATATTCAGCAGGGTATTGAGATAAGCAATGTAATACGCTTATGTTAGTTTTTTTAGCATTAATGAAGATAGTTAAAGCTTCTATTAAATCCTGCTTAGATGCCATTCCTGTTGACAGTATTACATCATGAGGATGTTGTGCTATTTCAGTTAGTAGCGGTATATTAGTTAAGTCTCTAGATGCTACTTTAATCTTATCTATAGGAACTAATCCTAAAAGACCCAGTGTCTTAATTGAGCAGAATGTCTCTACAAAGTCGAATCCCTTACTCTTAATATACGCTGCTAATTCAGTATGCTCTTCGTAAGACAGTTCTAAAAATTCTCTATGCTCTCCGTAAGTTTTACCAAAACTATGTTTACCTTCGTAGGGCTTTTCCATACCCTCTTTACTAAGCTCTTCAGTTAAGTCTCTCTTGGTTAATTTAATAGCATTAACCCTATTTAACCTGTTACCTGTAATTTCATCATAAGGATACCTATCAAGCTGGTCGACAATCTTCTTGGCTATATTTATATCACCATTATGATTCTGACCTATTTCGGCTATAATGTATGTCTCTTTATCTGCTTTTATAAAACTCATATCTCTTCTATCCTTTTAGTTCTATCACAAATTAATAAGTCATATGGAGGCTTCTCTCCTACACTTAGGTGATGATACCTACATCCCCAAATCTTTAACTGTTCTTTAGTTAGGTGCTCATAAGTATCACGTAATAGTGTATCTACCGATCCTCTAGCTGTCCAGTATGTAATTGTATGACCTTCGTTAAACAGCTTATTGATCTTCTTTATCGCCTTTTTATCAGGTGATGCTAAATGATACTCTCTTATACCTTTATATTGACAAATTGTTTCATCTATATCTACGTATATGTTCATTTTTTTTTCTGTCATAATGTCTCGTAGTAAGCGTTTTGCTGTTCTTGCTTATCAATTGACTTATGGTGGTACAGACACCATTCCTCTATCTTAGGTAGTGCTGAATAGGTATCGAATCCTTTAATGGTTTCGTGTACCTTTCCTTCCCATTTAATATTCTTATTCTTTACTGAGTGATTAAACCTGTTTTTATAGATTAGGCTTTGTCTGTCCGGAAAGTTAACCCATCCGTTCTCATCTACATGCCATCCCCACTTCTTTGTATGTTCTTCAGTTAACCCTTCTACTGTATTGATTCTTGAAACTGTAATTAAGTCTACATCTGAGTTTTCAAGTACGTATGGAAGGTTTTCAAGTAAGAAGTAGTGAGGTAATTCATCTGCATCTATTTGGAATATAAAATCTCCTGTACAGTAGGAGCTTAGTATGTTCTTCCATAGAGAAAAATTACCATTGAATTCTTGAGATCCAAAAACAATATCTGGGTCTTTAGAGAGGTTTTGTTCTACTAATTCGTTTCCGTTCACCTTATCGTAAAGTACTACGATCTCGTCCTCTTCTCTCTTATATTTCTTAAGGTGTAGAAGGAGTTGTTGTATTTCCCTTACTTCGGTGCAAACTGTAATTGCATATGATATTCTCATAATTATAATTTAGAGTGTTTTAAAAAGGCATTATACATATCTATATCAGAAAAATGAAACCACTCATCAGCATTTTCTACTGTATCGTGTTCCATCATCCATTTGTGAAAACTAATTGCTGTATTCTGTATGATAAGTGTACTGTCCATAACTTTTATTTTTTATCTTGTACTCCGAATTTGGAATACTTATACCAAACTCTTTCGTGGATGTAATATAAGAACATTTTTGTGATAATCTCTACTCCCCCAATAGAAATTCCTAGTGCCCAACTTCCTGTAAGTATTGCAGAAATAACCATTGTATCAATAGTTCCTACTACTCTCCAAGTTAATGTCTTCAGTATATGTCTTTTAGTCTCTACCATTTCCTATAAAAGTCCTAACAGCACTCCAAATCTCTCTTCCTGAATCCATAGGAGTAGTTGCTGTGGTGTCTACTAAGTGAAAATCCACTAAAGGCGGTTCGTAGTTATCTAACTTATAATGATCTCTTTCCCTAACACTATCCGTATGTATGTAAAACTCTATAAGATCTCCATTCAACTTCTTCTTAAAAGTTTCTCTTTGAAATTTGTAAGGAGATACGAGAGAGACTATTACGGTCTTTTTTTGGTTGTGCAGGTAATGTGCTATTTTCTGAGCTGTTTTTATGTTCTCTAATCGTCCTTTTCTTGTATAGTCTTGATTCTCTGTAAGGGCTCTAAGATCGTCTCCGTCTATTCTGAAAGCCCAAGGCAGATACATATCTTGCAATGCATCTGCTAATGTTGTCTTTCCTGCTCCAGGCTGCCCTGTTAACCAAATTATCATACTACTTCTCCGGTTCGTCAAACATTCCTATATGTTCTGCAGCATCCATAAAGTCAGTTTGTTCAAAATGCTTTACATTCTTCATATCCATTTTATGAGTCTGGTCAGATGACATCTGTACATCTCCTTCTTGCATAGGGATTGCTTTAACAGCAGCCCAACGCCAATCCTTATTAGAGGTTCCGTCTAAGAATACCATTCCCTTCTCAGGAATAGTTAACGTAGCAGGTAACCAAACAAGTCCTTGCTTATCTTTATACTTTATATCCTTATAAAGTTCAGGAGCTGTTTTGTAGGCATTTACTACTATCTCACTCTTCTCTTTCATCAGGTTACTAGTTGTAAATCCACATCCCCAGCACAACCATGTTGTTACCTCATCGTTAATTTGCTGTTGATAACAGGCATTTCCGTTACATCTTGTACATGTCACTAAGGTATCTCTATGTTCCATTTTTTATATTTTTTTAAGTTTCGGAAGTGTTAGTTTAGGTAAATCTAATGTCGGTAGAGCTAAATTTACCTCTTGAGCAAACTTGGGAACATTTGTGTCTAATATGGTTTTTAATGTGTCAACCATCTTTTCATAACTAAACTCTGTTCTGCTCTTATGCCCTTGTCTTTTTGCTAAAGTTGCCCACTTTTTATAATTAGTGTGAACGTCTTTTAAGGCCTTTCCCGTATCCGCAGCATCAGGCGTAAACCATTCTGCCTGCTCTATAATAATCTCTTTTACTAAGACGGACTTGTGCACTGGTTTTAATACTCCTTTAACAGGTCTTATAAACTCACTACTTAGAAAGTCTGTCTGCCCTGACCAGTACGAAGCTATAATCGGCTTATTAACTAAGCTGAATTCTAAGAACGGTCTTCCAAACCCTTCTCCTTTAGGTAATGAAAGAAAAGCTTTAATCTTTGGATTATTATAAAGTGAATTCATCTCTTTATCTGATACCTCTCCATGAAGTAGGTAGACATTAGGCAGTTTACCTTTTACAGTCTTTCTTACTGCTTCTATCTGTTCCAATATCCTATTTCTATCTAAGGTAGAGGTTGTTACACTATGACTTTTCATAACAAGTGCTGGTGGATTCTTTTTATTCTTAAAAGTCTCTAAGAATGCCTTTAAGGTGAATCCCATATTCTTTCTATCTTCTCCAAAAGCACCTTGCATCCAATGTCCTGTTGTAAGGTAGCAGAATGACTCTGGTATTTTATCTAGGGTTTCTGTTACGTCGGTCTTTTCTTTACTTACTATGTATTTTGTAAGATCTGCACCTTCGAATAAAACCTCCATTTTGGTTTTGATCTCAATATTCTCTACATGTTGTTTTGTTTTTGGATCTGTTAAGTCAAACTTACTTCTCTGAAAAGATTCTAATGCATGTTTTGAAGATACCAACATTAGGTTCATGTTATTAGCTCCTTTGATCCAAGAAGGATCACATAGAGTTGTTTCAATTCCTGCAGTAACTCCTATATTATACTTACCTACCGCTTTAAATTCGTTAGGAATAGTGATTTGAATCCATACTTCAGGTTGGTCTGCCATATTGCGAATGATTCTTGATGAAAGTTCAGTATCGTTATGATCTTTTAAATACCCCCATCTAGTCTCTCCCCATCTTTGAGGTAGTATCTTTACATCGTATTCGTTTGTATCAATCAATGCTTGTACAAAGTCTCTTGATCTTGCTCCGTAACCTGAGTATGTGTCTATTGGACAGCTTACTACAACTTTTGCTTTACTCATATTAGTAGTTTATTAATTTGTGTGTTATTTTATTATCTTTCTTAAATTCTCCAATTGTATAAAGTTCAAAAGATTTTCTTGGTACGAATTCATCGAAACCTTTATCTAAAGTCTCTATAACATTTTGACCCATCTTACGTGCTGTCATTCTAGCTTCATCTCCTCTTACCCATTCATGACCTGCAAAACCTCTCTCATCTCTCTCTGTTTTTGAAAGTGAGTATACTTCAAAGATCTTATCTGCTGCATCCTTAGGTGAGCATCTATCGTCAAATATGTAAGGTGTTATTGGTGATCCTGCTAATGAAATATTAGAAGGGAATACAGGCACCGCCCACTCCCCACAATCTTTTAACGTTCCTCTATGGTTAGAAGGAAAATCAGGTGTAAGGTTTGCCCAAGCTCCGTCTTTGTCTGTAAATCTCATCTGATCTTGCATACCTCCTGTAACATTTGCAATGATCATTGTACCTGCCATAAGAGATTCTGTTAATGCTAATCCCCATCCTTCGTTAGAAGATAGTAAGATTGTAGCATCTGCTATATTGTACAGTACATTAAGTTGAGCTGTTTCGACTTTCTCTGTTGAAAAAGCTACATGTACATAATCCGGATCACAAATAGCATCTCTCACTGCTCTAAGGTCTGTACCATGTTGATCAACTCCGTCTGTATGAAGTATGAAAGTACATTTCTTAGCTTTCTCTTTACCTATCCTATCACAAAACATTTTATAAGCGAAGATTGTATCAGCTGTATGCTTTCTACTAATATTTCTAGAGTTATAAAAGAGTACGAATTCAGAACCTTTTTTATTTAGAAGAGTTTTTTTGACTTCTTCTAATTTCATAAAATCTTCATGACCTTGTTTTATAGGGTAGTAGTGTTTTTCGTTTATACCATGAGGTACATACTCTATAATCTTATTCTTAGCTTTATCCCCTAACACTATTTCATTTATGTTCTTAGTCTGTTTTGAGATAGCCATCAATACATCTACAGATTCATAGTAAGGTTTGTTGTACATAGGTGCTGGATAGTCATCCCATATATTTAACCAAAAGATTGGAATTTTACTTCTGATTTCTCTCTCTATTTCGAAAAGCCATAACCAATACCTAGGGTCTGTAAATATCATTAAAGCATCTGGTTTCTCAACCTCGATAAGCTCTCTTAATATTTTTACATTACCGTATCCTGTATACGGCACTAACCTAACATAGGCATCGTCTATATCTGTTTCCTTATTTACTTGTTGAGACAGATCAAGTACTTTACCCTCTTCAGGATGTTTTACTGCTGCTCCTAAGTTTACCCAGTTAAAGTGGTGTGCTGTTCCAAGCACTATCTCTTTACCCATTGTACCTACTCCTGAATGCATTCTAATGTCATCGCACAGTAATAGTATTTTTTTACGTTTAGCTTGTTCTATGTAACGAAACTTATCCTTCATGTAACTGTATTATTTATGTTTGTGTATTTGTTCTCGAAAGTCCTTATTATTAATATAGAGATAAATTGCACGAGAGGCAAGTTTTTGAAAAGAAAAATTATTCTCTAATGCTTTTATTTGAAAATCTTTATAGCTTTCAGGGTCCACCATAACAGATGTCATTTTTTTATCTTTATTTCTCATAACTATTTACCTTGTAGTATATACATATATACTTTTTTAGAAATCAGCATCAGGACACAGCCTTTTTTTCTTTAATTCACAGAATCTACATGCATCCTTAGAGGGAGTTGTAGCATACTCCTGGCGTATGTACTGTCCATCCTCTCCTACTGCCTGTTTTACAAAATTTTCCAATAACGTAACTGCTTGCTTCATCTTTCTAGGTCCTGCTGGTGGTTTAAATTCCTGAACTCTTTTTTGCATTGAAGCAAACTCAGCATCTTTAGGAACCTGTCGTTTAACTATAAAATACATTACCTCTATATCATCAAGAGGAATGTTAAACTGTTCACTGAAGTAGTATTTGTATAGGAGTATTTGTGCTTTCTTATTGTCGTCTGCTTTTTGAAATTTATTCCAGCCCTTCGTGGAAGTCTTAATATCTACGATAAGCCACTTATTTACTCTTTCATCGTAGAATACCAAATCTATCTTACCTTTGAAGAATACTTTAGGGCGTAACTCCCTGTACAGGACTGTCTCTATCCCAGCCAAATACACTCCCTTAGTAGTAAAGTATGCTGCTCTCTTTTTCTGTATAAAATCCAAGATATGCTTACCGTCTAAAAAGAACTTTTGCACCTCATCTGCATCAGAAAAGTCTTCAAAATTATTTCTTTTTCTATCTTTGACGTAAGCGTTTACCATATTCTCATATAGTAGAGCATCAAGTTCCATCTCATTAGCATCCTTAACTTTGTGATAGTATAACACCTCTAACCATGTTTGTATGGTCTCATGTATTGCTGTTCCAAAAGTCATATGGATAGACGGTAAGGTAGGTATTTCTTTTGTAAGGTGTAAAGCTTCCCACTGTCTTGGGCAAGTAGCATAGTGAACTAATCCACTGTAGGAAATATGTGTATTCTCTTCGTAATTTTGCTTTACGCTATAGTCCCAGACTTCTTTTACTTTCTCAGGTATCTTCTTAGGCATAGCTTTCCTGATTTTTAATCTCTCTCTCTAAATACCATAAAGCTTTTTTCAGGTCCTGTACAGTGTTACTCTTTTTTCCTGCTCTAGAAATGTACTTAACTGTATTTCCTAGACAGAAACCTAATTCCCAGGCTTCTATAACTTCTATGGCCTCGTAGGGATTACCTTCTCCTCCGTAATGGCTAGGATGATCAACCCATTCTTTCTCAGGCTTTCCACTGTCCCCGTATACCTCACTATTTTTTGTCATATATATAATATAGGAAATTATTCCTTACGACATATACACTATTTTGTTTTTTTCTGGGTGAATGCTGTTTGGTATCCAGTCTGTAGTACCATCTTCAAACTCTACCTTAGTTCGGTAGTGTCCTTTCTCTATAACTTTCTTAATCCTCTTACCTTGCTTCTGTGTGTCTGCTAGGTGCAGGGTGTCTTTATAACTCTTCATAGCCTCTACCAACGCTTCATTTGGAGGTTCAGGATTTTCAATACCATCAAGTAATGCTTCCGTATCCACCTCTGTTAGAACTAACTTTTCGTACTGCTCTCTTACTTTAGGGTCACCATGTTCAGCTAACCATTCACCAATTACGTTATTTTCCGGAAACTTGGGACTCTCTTTGGACTTAGGTTCTTCTTTCGGAGCTTTAAGCCTATCAAAAGCAAAATTTGCTGCTATAACCAATGCTATAGCCAATGGATCAAATACAAAAATAATAACAAGGAGTAGCCAGTTAATAATATTACTCATTGGTGCACCGGTAACCTCTGCAAGATACCTTAATGGGCCTAATTCCCCTGAAAGGTTGTTAGACGTCTTCACTTCAACGATCTCAGTATCTAACCTAAATATCCTACTGTTAAGAGTGTCTAGTTTTACAATTACCTCCTCTTGTCTGGTTGTTGAATTATTTAACTGTTTTTCAAATGCTTGTCGTGTAGCTCTTGATGTTGTGTTAACCAGGTTACCGTTCTTATCGGTATAAGTTATCCTATTACCTGCAAGGCCTGCTTGTAGTTCTGAGATTCCTTTGCTTAGTGTACCTCTCTCTGTGTTGTACAGATCTCTTTGCTGTATGTAGTTAGCTTTCTTTGTCTCTAGTAATTCAATCTGCGTATCTACATTTTGAGACTTATTAGCTGTTTCTTGGTATGCTGCTGATAGGTATCCGTAAATCCCCATAGAGGTTATAAGCATTAACACTAATAAAGCTCCTACAAAATAAGTCTTAAACCACCTATTTAATTCTTTCCAGTACTGGTACAGTAGAGATGCTACGATAAGCTTAGCTACCTCTAAACTACCTGCCATAATCATTACCTGTGTTTCTGCTCCTGCAAATAGCTTACTTAGTCCCGAGACTGAGTATATTGCTGCTGATGCACTTACTGATAAGGCTGTGACTGCTATAAGGAAAGGGAAAAATTGCTTCTTTAAGTTCTTCATAAATTACTGTATTGCTAAAAAGAGCCCTCCTATCAAGGCTCCTACTGAAACTGTCTTCCACAGTACAACTTTCGTTTTTAACTTTTTTGTATCCTTTATAAGGCTTTTAGATAAGTCACTTGAAGTATTTATTTGCTGACTTTGTAGTAGTATGATTGACTGGTTATTAAAGTCTTTACTCTCTAGTAATTTTACAATCTTATCCTTCTCAATCTCTCTAGTCTCTACCTTAAGTAACTTCTCCATAGTAAGTTGAAGCTGTTCTGAACATCCGTCTCCTTTTATAAGGTCCTTTATAATAAGTCTCGTAATGTCGGGCCTAAGTCTAATTGTTGTTGTATCTGTCTGCGAAGTAGCGTTGAAGGCTATTAAGAGAAAGAGTATCAATGCTGCTAATTTTTTCATCTGTCTGTCTTTTAATTACGTTAATGTTAGTATCTAATTTTGCAATATCATTAGAGATACTTGGGATGACGTTATCTTTAATGTCGTCAATCTTACCTATTAGTGCTATGTTTAACTGTGAGGTTGAATCTATCTCTACTTGAAGATTCTCAATAATGGCATGATACTTTGCAATATCCGTTGTAACTGTTCTGGTGGTTATTATATTCCAGATAACTAAACTGCCGATAATAAGAAATAGTAAATCCTGTCTTGTAAGTTTCATATGATCAGTTTAATATATAAATATAGGAAAAGGTTAGTAAACCACCAACCTTCCTTATGTTTTTTATTAAAGCCCCCTATTCCTTGTGTTTATCTATATTCTTTAACATATCCTGTAGGAAGTCTCTTTTAACAAATCCTGCCATAGTAGCATTTTTTAATATACTAACTATTTGAAAGACTAGGAAAGGAATTAATACTGTTTGACTTAGCCAAGATACTTCCATGTAGCTTTTCTCAACTGCTAGGAGAGTAGTAAGTAGTATAGTCCAGAAGATAAAAGTCTTAAGCACTTTTATAGCCTTGTAGGTCTTGAACCCCTCTCTTATACACCCTGCCCAGATTCCGAAGAACCCGTCAACAAATATAACTAGCCCTAAAGCTATATATTCCTTAGAATTCTCCACAGTTATCCCTAGGAAATATGATCCGATGAATGATAGCATAGTTGTAATAGTTAGTAAGTATATTAGCCCTGTTTTCATAATAACGGTTAAATGTTTTCCTATTAGTTATACAGTATCAAAGTCTTTATATGTGATTGTAACCTCGTCCCCTCGTTCTAATGCTTTTGCAATTGGTGGATATATTCTCTTGTATGCGTTTACTGATGATGAAATTACTCCGTCTTTAGTTACATTCTGGTTCTGTCCATCTCCAACAAGTAAACACCCAGCAGTATCTTCATCTGTATTCCCTACATGTATAAGGATATACTCAAATCCCGGTACATCCTGTACGTGTAGCATTCCTTTATGCATTGATCCGTACTTAGTCGTGTACTTATTATGAAAGCCTCCTACTTTACGAAACTTTATCTTATAGGTTCCGGCTGGGATGCGTGTTTCGCTATGTACTTTCTTTGATCTATACTCATCTTCAAGAGTGTAACATAGAAATCTAGTTCCTTGAGTTACATCAAGCATTATACCTAAGGTAGAATCTTTTGCAGAACTGAACCTCAGCACTTCTAGTTTTAAAGTCATTATATTTCTTTGTTTTGGTTTTTGTTGATGAAAGCTCTTATACCATCTAGTAAGGTATCTGGAGATAATAATAAGGTAATTCCTGATGCTATTGTTATTCCAAAAATCATTAATTCTATATCCTCTTTTAGTAAAAGGTATGCTATTCCTGCTCCTATTAATAGAAGTCCTGCTAATGTAGATTTCCATGCCTTAAAGTTATTTAGGAGTTTCATAGGTACGTCTTTATTATAAATAGCACATAAAAAAAAGACCCTTTCGAGCCTCTCTTCCTAATTAAAATAAAAAAAAATGTTTAACCTTAATGGTTTAGCACCCTCTTTCTTATTAGCTCCTAGCTCCATTGGTCTCTGCATCGTTACCACAGATTTAAACATTGGTGGCAGACTTGTACTATGGTTTACTAATAAGAGTAGGGTCACGTAGTAAGGGATAGGCGACCTTAAAATATCTTTTTAACTACTTGTTGAGAACTCATATGTGTTGTACTAAACGCATTATATATTAGTATGTTATGGTACATTCCTTTCTCAAGGGAACAACACATCCAGTATCACGACTGGTATCTTTATGTAAATTAACTTCTGTTTCGTTTTCAGCCGTTATAAATTATGAAATACTAATAGCTGTAAAATGTTACTATTGTTCACATTCTACCTTAGTACCAAGTAATCCTTTTTTATTTAATTCACAAAGGTTTCAATGTTTAACCTTTACTTTCTATTTTATTACGAGTGAACTAGCACACTCTTTCTATCATATTACTAGTTGTTAATTTTTAGAATAGTATAATGTTCTGTTAGGATATAATTTGAACTATTATTGTGTCTTTATACTATCCTATGTATTTTAAAAAACTCTTTGCCCAATTCAGCTATGGGATATGTTTCAGTAGTACTAGCAACTTAATCTTTCCTACCCTACTTTATACATCTCCAATAAACACAACTGCTGATACAGTTTAATAACAAAGACTGGTGTGCTTAATGAGAGCCAGTAGAGGAGTGGATACTTCTGTGCAATTGGGCTACATGTTATTGTTTATCTTCAATCAAAGAGTTTAATTATTTAACCTAAGTCTTCAACCTCCTTAGGCATAAATTGAGTATTTACGTGCCCGCAACTCATGCAGGCGAATACTGGAATTGGGATATAGGACGGTTTGCCCGTACCTGTCAGTATGCCCGAAGCTTTTCGAATATGTACTGCTTGTTGGAAGAAGTTCCCCCCGCATTCATCGCAGGTTACTCCTTTTGTTTGATTGATATCTAAGTTCATTTGTGGATCCATATTATGTGTCTTTTTTGTTAATCGCAAGTTTTTCTTACTTTCATTTCATCTACAGCCATTGTATACACAACTCTAGGAGATAGTAGTGGGCAGTCTCTTGAATACTGTACCATAAGCTCTACAAGCTCTTGAGGAATTTCATAAACCCTGCTAGGTGTGAAGCTTGTATTTGATATTCTACCCTCGGCCACGAGTTCTTCGTATTTTTTTATTGAGTCACTCATTACCACTCTTTATTAACACCTTTCTTCACTCTAACAGGTTCGTATAGTTGATCCCCTGTTAATATAATAGGCACGACAATTGTCTCTACAAAAAGTATGTCCAATACTATATTACCGATGTTAACCTTATATTCAATATTTTCGTTTTTTGAATCGCTATCAAACCATCCATAAGGTTCCACTGTTACTGTTTCTCCGTCTATTACGAAATCTTTACTGTCTGCACAACTTACAAATAAAGTTAATGCTAGTACTAGGTATGTTATTTTTTTCATTTGACTTATTATATAATGTAAATATAGCGATTATTCTACAATTTTACAACTATTTTGGCTATTCTTCACAAGAAAACCCCGCCAAGTTATTGGAAGGGCCTTAC